GAAAGCATCGTGACTGGTTGGTCGCGACCAATCGCGCAGCTTGATCCCAAGTTTCTGTTTATACCAGTCGCGGACAAGAGTCCAGCAATCGGAAACACCCCATACCCACTCACGACCGACTAGCGGGGCCTCGTAACCAGATGGCTCGATTTGACACCAAGCACCATCTAACAAGCTGACAATATGCCAAGGCAAACCAAACTGTTCGCACGCCATCTTGTCCGCTTCACTCGCAACCGCAGGGGTGCTGGGATGACTATGAACAACAGCAAGGATCGTTCCAACGTCCTCAGCGTCGGCATAGTCAAGCGGATTAAGGACAAAAAAATTGTCTTCTGTCGAAATGTTTTTGCAAGGCCAATAACGCTTACGGCCCTTTGTGACAACAACAAGCCCGCACGCTTCACGCGGTGCTTCTGCTGCCGAATGATCGGCCGCGACCTGTTGCCAAGCCTCAATCAATTGTTCAAGCCCAAAGCAGGAAACGATCCAAACGGCAACCCACCATGTGCATCGCCATTAGGAAACCGCAAGCGACAATCACTGACGCGCTTGCCACAGGTGCCAGAAACATTTACTGACGTGGTTGTTCCCGCAACAATTTTGGGCTCATCTGTAGTAGATGGGTTGCCAGAAGTCCAAACAACGTTTGAACCGTCGGAATCTTCAAGCTGCAAAAGTCCAGCACCTCTAAGCCTTAGCCGTTTGTTGTTCCAACCAGTGCTTGAAATAACAAAATAAGCACCAGCCTCCGTTAGCGTGCCTTCCGTTGGATGGTTAGCCCTGTGGGGATTGCCAGAAGAAAGATTGAGCTTGGCGACAAACTCATAACTGTCTCTCCAAAAACCTGTTGAGCTGTTTACAGATGTTGAGATAATGTTTGACCAAACAAATCCAGTCCAATTGGGGTTGCCATGTGTGTAATGAGACGTACCCGCAGGTAACTCATACGATTTTAAATTAAATGTAATATTTACAGACCTTGCGCCTCCACCTATTGGGTCCGTGTCACTAAAAGTTCTAGACACAGTTGTTGTTTGGTTCGCAGCAGTAGGGCTACTGCCAACCAATTCCCAAGTAAAACCTCCCGATCGCCCAACGTTAGTGTCATCAGGCCACCATTGTTTAACGCCATCGACAGTAAGCCAAGTGAGATTAGTAAGAGGGGCTAGACGGAAAGTGTTAGATACCCAAACAACAGACCCGTTGGCGTAATCAGTCCTGGCTAAATCTCTGTTATATAAAATTATATTGCCGTTAGATACGACCAACTCATAGCCATTTGTATTAAGACCAGGGCCTCTAGTTGTTTGCCAAAGAGTTTCATCTGATTTGCTTTTTAACACTAAATTTCCAACATTATTTACTGTCAGTTTGTACCAGCCATTTGTTGAAACAAGTTCATCGCCCTGGTCTGACCTTAAGCTGCCGCTTGTAGTGAGAAGATGCGCGTCTGAACTGTAACTAAAGTTAGGGGCAGCAACTGCGCTGATTGAAACCCCCTCAACCGTAAATTCATTGGCTCCGCTATACCCACACTCTTTGCCTTTGTATTCCCACTGGCATAGGTTTTGCATCGCAAGACGACGCGGTGCTTTTACTCCACCTAAGTCAAGAGAAGACACCAATTCAAACTCAACAAAGTCACGGTTCTCCGCTACCTTGCGATCGATGTAGTAAACCTCTTTTGGCAGTTGAGCACTTGCTGACGAGTCTGGGTTGCCATAAGGATTTTGACCGTTTTGCCAGTTCTCGCCATCAAGAAATTTGCTGAGGGTACGAATCCGCGTAACCTGTGCCCCGTTTAAATCATTGCCTGGCGTAAGCTGATTGATGCCAAGCAACAAGCCTGTGACCTGGCTTTGCAGGTTTGCAATTCTGATTGATGGACGAGGCAACGCGCCATCGCCCTTGTACTCAAAACCCGACGCCTCGATAGGCAACGGCTGATAATCAATGCTGCCGTATTTAATTGAATAGGCGTTTACAAGATCATCATTGGTGCTTGGTACATCTGTCTTAAGATTTCTGCCTGCATGAAAGTAGTACCGGTGATCGTCGTTATGCAGATCTTGAAAAAGCTGCAGCTCAAACAACTCGATGATGGCGAAAGGGCTGGAGCTAAGCAGCTCTTCAAACGCTCTGTTGCTCATGGCTCAATAACTTGCTGAAACGTGGCCGTTAGCTGGTTCAAGCCAGCAGAAGTCACTTGCTTAGACCATTGCTGACAAATCCATTTATATGTCTCGGTTGTATCTGGCGGCGACCAATCAAAATGCTCAGCGCCACCACGCGCCTCCAAAAACGTTTCGATCGTGTCTGAATCCGTTTCAGTAATGTTTTGCCAAGTAAGCGACCAAACCTTTAGGTCTGTATTGAGGCCGTAACGCAAGCGTTGGCTGTAACCGTCGCCAAACTGTACGTTTCTAACGTTTGGCTTGCTTGCTTTTGATGCTCCATAGTCAGGAACAATGCTTGGGAAAGTAGCCATTAGCGTGTCAACAAGCCTCCAGGTCGTTTTTGCTTGATCAGTTCAGCTTGCACAGCCTGACCAATCACTTTGCCGAGCCGATCAGCATTGGGTTGGTCGCCTTGCACGTTACTGCCAGTTGCATCAACGTTCACAACTACGTTACCCACTCCACCACCAGAAGACTCGACGCCAAGCTTGCCGTTGGCTCCACGACGTAAAGGCATGATGGCCTCAGGGCCAGCCTCGCCCATTAACCCCATGCCGTTAGCCATAGGAAAAATAGTTGGCTTGTTTACGATCCCGCCAGAAGCAAAGGGAACAACTTTGTTGTTGGCATATACATTGCCCTTGGCGTTAAATATAGTGTCAAAGAAACTGCCTGTCCCAGCCTTAAGGAACATAGAGGCCATTTGCTTTAAAAGGCCTGACAAGGATTCGCCTAAAGACTTTGTGCCAAAGATTAATCCTTCAATGGCGCTTGTCATTTGATTTGCAAGAGTGTTCTTCACTTTTTCAAGCGTTATCTCATAACTTTTAGTTTTTTCGTTTAACTTGTCTTGTTCGGTACCAAGGCCTGCTAGTTCTTTTCTTGCTTGTTCTAAAAGTCTTACGCCTCTTGCCCGGCTAGCCTCAATAGCGTTTGAAGACAACTCCGAAGCCTTGTTAAAGGTTATTGTGCCAGCGTTAAATTGCTCAGTAATCCTTTGAATGTCAATCTCAAGCCTAAGCTGTTCAGCTGTAATTAACTGGCCTGTAGCTTTAGCAGCGTTCATCTCTTGAGTAAGACGAAGCACCTCTGCGCTTGTGTCTTTGATTTTGGCCTGTGAACCGCTTGGATCCGTGGGGTCAGTGGTAATGCCAGACAGACCACCAGCAACAGATGGCTGCTGAACATCAACACCAGCTGCGGCACGCTCATCGCGTATTTCTTTTAAAAATTGTTCAACCAAAGTTTCTCGCTGCGCCTGAGTCGATTGCCTCCCTCCTTTCCTGCCGAATTGAGACCTACTTTGACCTTGCCTTAATTCTTCAGTAGCTCTTCTTTGCGCCTCTAATCTGTCAAAGAAATTTTGTAACGCATTTGCCGCATTTGTGATTGCATTGACAATGTCAGTAAAAACATTTTGAAAGGCTTCGCCAATTGGTTTAAGCAAAGTACCAACGCTTTCATTTAACCTTTCAAGAGCTACCTTTAAGCGAGCACCTGCAGCATCAGGCCCATTTGCAATTGCCTTTGCATTTTCCCCATAACGCTCAAAAATTGCCTCTGCAAACTTTTGAAAATCTTGCAGCGAAACCTTGCCACCCTCTAAAGCCTTGTCAAGCTCTTGAGGAGTAAGCCCCATAGAATCAGCAAACAGCGTAAATGCACCTGGCAAACGCTCACCGATTTGTTGACGCAGTTCCTCAGCAGAGACCTTGCCTTTACTGAATACCTGTGCAGTTGCTGTCAGTGCAGAGTCAACATCTTGCAGTGAACCACCTGTAGCCCTGACTGCAGCAACAATGCCATTAAAAGCCGTCTTTGTGTCTTCAAGGTTGCCGCCAGCGCCCTGAACAGATGCTTGCAGTTTTGTGAATTGACGAGTGACGATTTCCTGCGGTACAGCAAAGTCTTTGGTTGTTTTCTGAACAAATGCAAGGCCTTGCAAATACTCTTCTTGGCTTGTCGTAACGCCTCTTAAGGCAATTCGTAACTTTGTGATGTTTGCTGCATACTCAGCAGTCGCTCCTAGAGCCTGTCTAAGTTGACCGACTTGAGCGCCAATTGCTGCGCCAATAGCAGCACCTGCAGGGCCGCCAACGGCTAAACCAGCTGCTCCGCCAAGCGCACCCTCCGGTCCACCAAATACACCGCCAGCCGCAATCGCGCCAGCACCTCTTGCTAATCCAGCAAGCCTTCCGCCTTGGCCTGGAGCTTTTCTTCCTTCCGCTTTCTGCAGTTGCTTGTCAAGCCTTGCTGCCTCAGCCGTCGCCTCTCTAAACGCATCGCTGCCAATCTCAACTTGCTGCGTAATATCGCGCCAAGCGTTTCTGTAACCCCGAAGGTTTGCAATGCTATTAACCGACGTTCTTTGAACGTCTTTTAGTTCTTTTGATATTTGATCAAACGGAGCCGCAGCACTTTTAGCCTGTCGCCCTAGCCCGTTTAAAGTCCGCGTTAATTTATCAAGACCAGCATCGCCAGCGGTTCTTATGACAACGGTTAAGTCGGTTGTGACCTTTGCCATCAGGAGTCCTTCTTGTTCAGGCTGGCGAGTGCGGTTAGTTCCATTACCTGCACCCCTTCAAAAAGGGCAACAGGATCCTTGACTTCATACAGTCTACAGAGGTAGTCCAGTGACGAGTAATTCAATCCAGAAACCCCGCCCATACTGACATTCCATTGCGTCTGCATTCTTAAAAACATCTCAACAATATCCCAGTTTTCTTCCCACACTTCAAAATCCGCAGCCTTGCGAGCCTTGCGGATTGCATTGATCTCGCCAGGGTCCATACCCTTGGACATCAAGTCATCAATACTTTCGTCAAAGACCCCGCCGCCTTCGCACCAATGCTTAGCGGCGGCTTCTAGTTTTTTGCTTGTGACCCCGTAATGCTATCGGTGTAAGCAGAAATCACACCACGCAGAACATAGGGGTCGTCAAACAGCTCAGCTTGTGCTTCTTCGCTGTAAACAACCTCGTCACCATCCTCGTCTTTGATCCCTTCCCAGCCTTCAACAATTTCATTAATCAAAGCATCATCGCCTTGTTCAATTAAATCGTTAAAAGCTGAGCGGCTCATCTTTTTAAAGATTGCCGTAAAAGTTTCTTTTTTAAACTTGCCGCCGTCAACAGGAACGTCAACGGCAACAGGCCACTTGTAAGAAGAAACTTTCTTGAGAACAAAAGCCATGCAGATTAGGTGTAAGCGAGTGTCAGCTCGTTGTTGCCAGCTGAGCTTGGAACCATAGTAGTAGGAAGGTTCAACATAACAATGCCATCGCTTTCGGAATATGTTGGATTGCCTAGTGACAAACCAGTCGAATTGGAGGCCAAAGTAATAATGTTGCCTGCGGTAGTCCCATGCACAATGCTTAAGTTTCCAGCGGTGCCAGCTACAGCAAGCGCAAAGAAGTCTTTAGTTGAAAGTGTTGGGCACTCAATGACAAAGTTTGCAGTAGCAGCGCGATCAGTAATTCGCACGTCTTTGCTTGCATTCACCAGCTCTCGATAGACCACACTGTTGCCTACGTCAATTTCAGCTGACTGAAGAGCAAGGCCTGTTGCAGAGAAAAGCGTAAACCCGTTTGTATTGGCAGC